GTGGTCTGTGTTACTTGCTAGTCACATATCCACGCGGAGTCCGAGTTGTTCAACTCACGACGTCTTGGCGCACAATCGCGTCAACAGTGTCACCGCACAGCATAGGAGCTGTGTACTTCTGGTTCCCCTTGCGGTTCTCGAACTTGCCGCCCTTCCCCACGGTCACCCAATTGTCGCAGTACTCGACACAGCTCTCTGCAACGGACGCGTAGGTATCGACAAGGTCATTCAACGTCACTCCGTACACCTCATCCAGGAACTCCTCGAAATCACTAACGGTATGCACTGGTGCACGTTGCACCGATGCCAAGATGCCTTCAACCCCACCCATCTCGCGCAGCCTAGACAGCCGCTCATCAAGGTACGGTTTATCAGAGAGGCGCTCTGAAGTTGCCTTCAACAACTCGGGAATTATTGGAACGTGTCTGTGTTCATACGCGGCAGACAAATACTTGCCTGCCATGTAATCACGATCATTCACCATCAGGTTCCTATTCGCCCTGATGTTGAGTTTTGCCACGACACGTCCGAATTGAGGGACGGGGTAGACTCCAACGGAACTAGAAACATAACGTTTCCGGTAAAAGGTGGCCAGGACGCGCTTGCTCTGAGGGACAACCTCTGCAACCATGCCAGAAACCTTATATGTCTTCTCAATAGATTTCTGGACCTCAGGCACGTCACCTTCTACAAATCCTAGGTAGTCATCCCCGCCGTGTATGTTCGTGCTACGCTCGACTCCAGCGTTAAGCAGAGAACACTGCATTAACGCCATATGCACGTAAGAATTGCCAGTAGTTGTGGTGGTCTCACCAGACCACCTCTGCCCTGTGACGACGGCAGCCACACCGTACCTCGTCCACACTCTGACACTGACATTCTTAGCGAACTCTCGCACAAACCACACGGGGGCTCCCAACTTTAGGTAGAGCATCGCCTCATACTTGCGAAACTCCCCACTTTGGCTCCCGTCATTGTTTTTGGCATCAGACTCAATAGCTGTACCCTTGGCATTTTGGATTATGGACCCCAACTCCTCACCCGAAGCGCCGCATGCGTAAATGACGACGTTATCCACATTCTTCGGGTTGGACTTGGAGAACACTTTCTTCATCCTGTTGTTCAACTCCATGACAACAGGGCCCGTGAGAGCATTGTACATATCACTACCCTGATATACAATGCGGGGCTGCGCTCGGTGCTCCTTGAGCAACACCTCCTGCTTTGCAAACACATGTTTTACCGACATGTCAGCGGTCAACTGGTCACCACCATACGCAGCGGAAAGCCTCTCAGCTTTACCGGGCGTGCACTTCTCGAGGTACTCGGCAATGAGCACCTCATCAACTCTGATTTCGTCCAACTTGTCGAATTTGTCCATCAGGATCTTGTGTCCTGTGACGAAATCATCGATATTCTCGAGAGAGGGCGTGAAATCGCACCTCTTCTTCATTGCGTGCATGGTGGCAGCAGCATCATTGGTCGGGACCGTGACAGGCACGTTATGCAGAATAGCACCCTTGACCACCCCCACCTGTGAGGTGTCATCAACTTTTGTACGGGTGATATTCACGACTGGCTTGATGTTTGCAAACTCTACCTCGTGATCGTATGTGGTGTGCCCGTTCTTCTCAGGCCCGGGGACAACCACCTTGCGTCGCGACTCAGGGGAGCGTCTCCACGCTTCCTTGACTGTTTTCACATTGACGGGAGCATTGCTCCCAAACTTCATAGTTTTCATTTTTGACTGTAATTTATTGTATCAGG